TGTAGTTGCTTCAACGGTAAAAGCACTTCCATTCATAACTATATTGCCATTAACAGTAAGATTATCTACTGTTGCTCCACCAGAAATATTTGTAGATCCATGAATGTTTACATTTGCTCCTGTAAGATTTACCTCATTTGTAGCACTTAAATTTGCATTAGCACCACTTCCAGTAGCTTGTACATTAACATTTGCATTCATCCCACTTGTAGATAATTCAACATTACTTTGTGATATTACCTTAGTAGTACCAACTCCAGAACTTTTCATGGTTATACTTTGGTCTGTATCTGCTTTAATCATTATAGTATCTTCACTCGTTCCCATAACAGGAGTATCACCAATATATAAAGTATTTGTAGATAGTTTCGCTTCATTTACATAAATAGTACTAAATCTATTGTCTGGAGAACCAATATTTTGTGTCCCATTTGATGATGGTATTATATTACCTACTACTGTCATATCTTTAGCTGAGAAATTTTCAGATGTACTACCATTTTTTGATGCTTTATTATTAAGTAAATTATTGACTTCTGTAGAAGTTGGATAACCACTTAAATCTGCACCACCTGTTTGAATATTATTTATTGTCTGAGTTACTTTTTCAATTTCCTCATCAGTATGTCCAGTTGCCATTATATAAGATTCAAAATCCATTATAAATCCCTCCTTTCTAAGTTGTTACATATCCTTTTTTTCCAACACATCTCCATATACCATCTTTGTATCCTGTAGAACTATTTAATATTCCTTGTTCAGCGACAAATTTGTACATATATAAAAAATTAGGTGAATAGACTATAGATGTACTATTTGTGCTTATATAAGCTAATCCATCAATTGTTTTATAACGTGATCCATTATTACAAAGTAATGAATTTATATCATTTATGTCTGATAAATCACTATCAATGGTCATTGTAATTTGATATACTGTGGCATTTGGACTATAATTTGTTGCTTCAAAAGTTCCTTTTAAAATATTAGCCATAATAATTTCCTCCTTTTGTGTATGATTTGTTTTGTTGTATAATCTTTGCAAAAATTATCTTTTAAAAGCTACGATTAATAGCCTTTATGAAAATAATTCCAAACAAAACAAATGATTTATTCTGATATTGACTTTCAATTGATAAGTAGAGACTAGAATTTTATTTTCTAATCTCTCTAATTTTATATATATTATATTGACATTCCCCAACCACTCATTTCAATTGTATTTTCCCATTTAATATTTGCAATAACATATCTTTCAACTTCATGAATATCAATATTATCAATACTTCTTATATTTTTAGTCGGGTAGGCAGTTTTAATATTTTTATCTAATTGTATTCCATCAAGTTTATTTAAATATTTTTGTACTATTTCATTATTATATAACATATCTCTAACCTCCTTATTAGTTATTTTATATATTTTATTTTAATTATATCTTGATAAATCAACCATCGAAATTCTACCTTCTAAGAAACTTTCCTCCGTAAGAAACCATTCATTAGTTATTTTTCGACTGGACATAATTTGATGGATCATTTTCTCCAAACGCAAATAGGATTTACACTCAATAACTTTATATAAAAAAAGTTCATCTAAATTACCATTGAACTTAAATGAACTCTTTATTTGATTTATTCTTTTTATGTAATCCTTACTTGCCCCTATTTTTATATAAATTTTATCATCAGTAGATTTATTTTCATTTTTAATTATATAAACATATCCCATTTTAACTCACTCCATAATATAATATATTTTATTAAATTTATATCCTCTGACCGTAAGGGAAGAAAAGCGTAGCGTTAGCTACAAGACTCATATACTCCCAAACTTTAGTGAATACACCTAACGCCCTATCGGTTGTTCTTTTGTTTCGTCTTTCAGACTCACAAATAGAATTAACTTATTGATTATTTGTTATTTTATATATTTTGTTAAAGTTGAACGTTTAGAATTTATTATAATAGTCATGGTATGAATCTTCTATATATAATATAACAGACTTTAAACGTTCAACTTTTTAATTTCTTTAGCTTTCTTAACATTAGCCTTAATATTTTTAGAATTCACATTAATCACACTATTATTTAGTTGATTATAACCTGTTATATATTCATCTTGAGTTCTAATATATTTTTTATCAGATTTTAATAGTGTACCAAAATCAGGAGTAGCTTTATCTTTTCTTTTTTCAGCATTATCCATTATTCTATTCATAGCACCACTATTAATTATATCTGATTGTTCTTTTTTGAGTTCTTTACTCCAATCATCATACCCATGTTTTTCTAATTCATTTGCCAAAATATCAAAGTCATAAATTATATCATAAGCTTGAAAATAAAAGTTTAAGTCCTTCATTTCTCTTCTTATTTCTTTATAACATTGGTCATAGTATTGCTTTAATTTATTTTTTAAGAATACATCTGTTAATTTTTCAAATCCCATATTAGTTAAAACTTTCTTTTCTGAAACGTTAATAAGATGTCTTTCTTCGTCTGTAGCTTGAACATAAATAACATCAGATTGAACAACTGGCTTAATTATTTCTATTTCTTCATCAAATTCATCTACTTGAGTAATATGTTGATATGTAACATCTGTTAGTACATTTTTACAAATCAATAATGTGCTATTTAACTGTATTACTTTTTTGTTAGATAAATTCTTGAGAGCCTTTTCTAAATTACCTAATATCATAGAATCAACACAAGTATAATAATCATTAACTACTTCCCTTTTAACTTCTAAATATGTAGCAAGTTTATCTTGTCTTCTTTTGCAATATGAATAGTTTGTATTAGTCAAACCTACATTTCTGAGTAATACTCCACGTCCAACAACATATTTGTTATCTTGTCCTTCAGTAAGTAATTCTCCAATAATATTCAATTCAATACTCTCAACATACTTAGGTGTATTATTATCCTGTTTCCCTCTCATATCCATACACACATCCTTATTATCATACATTTCCTTTACAACAAATTTCCTTTACAACAAATTTGTTTCCTTGTTTTTCAAAATCACATAGTTCACTTAATATTCTTAACTGTTTTTTCTTTGTATTTCCAGCACTTATTTCCCAATCTAAAGTTAAACATAACTCTTTGTAATTTTTATATCCTTTTAATTCTAAATTTTCTATATTCATTATTTATCACCACAAATCAATAAGAAACTCGCATCAGGATACAATGCTTTAAATCCTTGTTTAATCAAATCATACCTTCTATCTTTGTCAAAGTTCATTTTAAGATACATTGTGTTCAAATCTTGTAATTTATCTAAATATGTATTATATTTTATTTCTAACCAATCTCTAGTATTGTTATCTTGTGCGTCAATATATTCTCTAATTTTTTTAGCTTTAGCACCTAAGCAAACCATATTTAAAGCATCAGCTTCATTACTATAATCATAAAACATAGGTTCTTTATTAAAATTTCTAAGAAAATACTTTTTAAGTTCTTCACACATGATTTTATAATTTTCTTTTTCGGGTTTTCTTATTAATTCCCATTTGACTGCCATCTTTAATATTCTTTCAACTTCTATAAAATATATTCTTGTAATCTTGCTTAGTTCTTTTGTCTCTTTGTTTGTTTTTGGCATTGCTCCTATAACCATAGCTAGTTGTTTTGCACATTCTAAAGTAAGATTATATTCTGTTGAAATACCTTGTCTACTTCTTTGTTGTGATGACATATTTTCTATTTCTTCTTGTGATAAATCCACGTCACCTTTAAAGAAAGCGTCAAAATCTTCTCCTACTTTCATATCTAAAGATTCTAAATTACCTTTTATCCAAGTAGAAAAATCCCTACCTATTAATAATTGGTTATGTAAGTCTCTTGCATTTACACAAAATCCTTCACCTTCTTCTGATAATATTGGTAATAAGTTATTATAAGTTGTTATTAATTCTATTACCTCATTATCCTTTATTCCTAATTTCTTTGTTAAATTGTTTTTAGTTAGTTTCATATCTAACATCCACCTTTCTTAATATAATTTATTTTTAGTAATCCACCTATAGATGAACTCCATTAAAATAAATTCAGTGTCACTCCTTTAAATGAAGGAGCGTGGTTAAAGTTGAACATAATTAAAAAGACCTAGAGAATAATCCCTAAGCCTTTCAATTTCAAGATAAATTCTTAATTCTACGTACTTTAATTTATCCTTACCAATATTTCTAACTTTCCTAAAGAGATAACAATGTCATCGATAATCAAATCTTCTGAGTTATCTATTAATTTATATGCACTTTTACATTCCATACAAATATAGGTATCTTTATATTTAATTAATTTATGGTTACATTCTTTATCTTTACAATAATAAATTTTTTCATTTGACATTTTATCACTCCTTAATTTATCTTTTTTTAATTTTGAACATAATAAAAGAGTAACCAAACTAATGACTACTCTTAATAATTTTAATTTATTGGTTACTCACCTGTTGAATAACTACCTGTTAAGTATAAATTCGCCTCATATTTTCTACGTTTAACCAAACCCGCTAAAGTGCTTCCGTCACTACTTTTTACCCATCTTCCAAAGTTCTCAATTATAGTTTCTGCATTGGTAACTCCTTTACAGATATTAGACCATAAAGTGCTTGATGCTAACGCACCTAAACCTACGTTAAATGAAAAGCTGATTAAACTTTCACGTTGTGTTGTATTTAAAGAAATTCCAGCACTACTAACTAATTTATCTACTCCATCAGCAAAAGTTTTCATATCTTCATTAAATGCTTCTATGGCTTGTGATTCAGCTATAGTTCCTAAACTAGTCCATTTAGTATTAGTACATCCTATTCCTATGGTTAACACATTCGATGGGCAAAGATAGGAAGTTAAATAGCATCCTTCAAAAAATTTTACAAAGTTAAACAAATCCGTTGATACTACACTAGTTGTTGAACTTGCAGTTAAAGTTGATGGCGTAGTAACTGTATTATCAATCATTACACCAGAACTATCAAAATCATATGATTTATTATCAATAGTATATGTCCCCTTTTCATACATTGCACCATCTGTTCCTAAGTAATACCATTTTTTATCTAATTCAATCCAACCTGTTTGCATTACTCCATTTTCATCACAATAATGCCATTTATTAGAACTATCTTGAACCCAGCCTATAGCCATTTTTCCATCAGATTTTAAATAATACCATTGATTGTTATATTGTACCCATTTATAACTTACCATTGCACAATTCTCATCAAGATAATAATAATTACTATTATCTAAAATCCATTTACTACATCTCGCATATCCATCAGAATCAAATGAATACCATTCTCCTTCAATTTGTTTCCATTCACC